TGACGCAGTAAAACCAATACTGAACCTATAACCCTTGAAGGTGGGGGGCTTATTGCCCCTCACTTTTTACCCACACATCTCAACTTAACGACGCACCAGTAACACTCAAACTACCAAGGGGTATGTACCCCTACATAAATACTTTGAGATTATCACAAAGGCCTTAAAATAGTCAACAAAAACCCTCAATAAAGGCAACTTTGTATAATAGGGGTAAATACGATTTACGATGAAATGGTTTTTTAACATTTGAAAATATACGATATATGACTATACACATATAAACAATGAGTTAGCAGGGGTATTGAGATATTGTACATGGTCAATGGTTCAATTAATCAGTAACTTTCTCGGTACGCGCGATTAATTTGGAATTTTTTAAGACTAGTAACTTTTCGTAATTCTTCCTATTATAGCAAAGTAGCAAAACAAAGAGGACATCAACATGGTTTTAGCCAAAGCTACTCACAAGCCAACGCTTGAAATTGTAGCCAACCCACGAACAGAAAAGAACATAACACCCAAGCAAGAAGAGTTTGCAAGACTGTATGTTTGTGAGGACATCAGCCAAACAGAGGCCGCAGTCAGGGCAGGATACTCAGTAAAATCTGCACACGCCATTGCATCACAATTATTAAATGGTCAACGCTACCCCAACGTAGTAGCGAGAATAGGTGAACTAAAAGCTGAGTTAGCCAAAAAGTATGAAGTCAGCTTTGAAAGCCATGTAAAAAAGTTAGCTGAAATAAGAGACCAAGCAATGACAGGTGGTAACTTCGCCGCAGCTGTTGCCGCTGAAAAATCACGAGGACAAGCCGCAGGTCTCTACATTGATCGTAAGGAAATACTGCATGGAAAAATAGACCAGATGGACAGGGAGCAAGTGATGAAAGAAATACAGAAACTCCAAAAGGAGTTCCCTGCACTTGCCGCTGTTGCTGACGGCAATGTACTGATAGAAAACCAAGCGGATGACAAGACAAAATAAAACATAAAAAAGGTTACTCAATGTAAATGCTGTTGCTATACTAATTATAGTTAATAAATAACCGAGAAAGGGTTAGACAAATGGGTACAAGATGTAACATAGTTTTAGAGTGCGGTGACCAAGTTAAGTATATTTACAGACATTACGATGGTTACCCTAGTAGTGTGGGGCCTGAGCTAAAAAAATATGCTGAGGCTATACGTTGGTATGCAGACAACTACACCACGTTTTGCCAAGAGCTTGCAGGAAGCAAGGCCAAAGCAGGAGCTGAAGCACTGCAAAATGACCCGAAGCTGTTACTAGGTTTGTATGCTGACGTGTTAGTTAAACATAAAGCATGGGACGAAATGTTGCAGACTTTGTTAGTTGCGCCCAAAACACGGGACGCCCACACACATTACGAGCCTATGCAGTTAGAGGGCAAGTATGAGGTAACCAACGGCATACATGGTGACATTGATTACCTATACGTTATTACCATTGATAAAACATATCACAAGGTTTGTGCCATAAGTGAGTATGACCGCGATAGCTTTAACCAATACATGCCCGAGCTTGGGTTAAAGGGCATAGATGATAACCCTTATGCAATGTTAGAGTCAGCTTGGCAGGGGGTTTGAAATATCGCAACAAGTAAGCCTGAGAGCAAACTTTGGTATAAACTAAGAGAAGGAACGCAAGACCTAGGCGTGTTTTGGACACGCTTAGAGTCTTGGGCGACTCCAGGAATCCCTGACCTGCATGGCATACTGAATGGTCAGGCATTTTGGCTAGAATTGAAGGTCCACAGGTTAAAGTCATTAAAAAACATCGCGCTACGCCCTCACCAAATTGCGTGGCAAACCAGATATTTTATGAATAAAGGCAAAGTCTACAACTTGGTTCATCATCCTTCTTCCTCTACCCTAAATATATTTGGGGGTGGTCGTGCGATTAAAATGGGAGAATCCAAGGTCAGTGAACCATTGATACCGGACTGGAGTTGCGAGTCCCCTTTTGATTGGCATGGGGTTATCAATCACATTCTATCATCCTCGGACGATCCTGACAAAGATTAAGATTACGACGAGAGAATGATTGATGATGATTGATTCAGGTCGAACACACACTGAGATTACGACGGAGATTAAGATTACGACGGAGAGAGAATGATTGATGATGATTGAGGATTAATATACCGATAGTCCTATATATATTGATCAATAACGATCGGCTTTGATCAACGTTGATCGGCCTTGATCGGGGACGACTAATAATTGAGGAGAGCAAAAAGTACAACATAAGACAACAACTGACCATTGCACTAGGGTATACAATAGCCATTGTTAACTAGCAAAGGTATAGACCAATGGTATTTGTGATTTGTCTTGTTGTCGTTTGTTTACTGGCGTTTTACAGCGACCCATACTGAGATTAAGATTACGACGAGAGAGAGCGTGTACATGTATGATCGTCACTGATCTGCGTGTATATACATATATCACGTCAAGTCAAGTCAAGTCAAGTCGCGGGCAAGGCCCAAAAATACCGTGATAAAATAAATTAAAAAAAGTGCATGTATGGGGTTGTATTACATTTAATGGGGTGTTATATAATAGGCATGCCAGCAACCGCTGGCGGTTAACGGGGCAAGGCCCCACCATTTAAAGGGTTAAAAAAATGGCACAAGCAAATACCACTACTGCACCAAGTAACACGGTTGTTACAGGTGCTACACTTAAAGGCCCACTACTTACCAAAACAGGGGCATTTAATTATGCAGCTGTAAACCAATGGCTAGCTACCCACGCTGGCGGCAACCCTAACAACGTTGCAATAGTACCATGCAACGGCGTTACCTTTGCTAGTTTTACAATGGGCAAAGGCGGCAAGGCCCCTAGTAAAACGCTAGGTGGTTTTAATGCCAAGCAATACGGCGTGCGCCAAACTATGTTATGGCACGCACTTAATGGCCAGCTAACATTAGGTGCTTGGTTAAACGCCTGTAAAAGCAAGGGCGCGTTGGGTATACCAAGCGGCGGCCAAAGTGCGGTAAAACCTATTGTTTTACTGGCATTGCTTAACGGCGGGTTTAGCCGTAGCGCAAGTACATGGGGCGTACCACAAGTACAGCTAGTAGTTAAGCCACAAACCAAGGCCCCTAAAAAGTAGGGTTTTAATTTGGGGCGGGTTTTTTACCCGCCCCTTTTTTATAAGGTACCCCTAAAATTTAACTGGGCAAAAACCGTGCCAACTTTGCGGCCCCCCCTGAGAACAAAAGGGTGGTATTAGTAGCACCCTTTACCCTGTTCCGAACATTTCTACATGATCCAAAAACATTTCACAAAAAGTCAACTATATGAGTCCTTAAACAGTTGACCTACCCCCCTTTATTGTTGTTATTGATTATAGGTTCATTGTCCTTGAAAAATTTTCGATATATAAGAAATTATTGAATATTGAGGAGAAATGTTTTGTTGGTTGAAAATGATTTTGAAATTTGTGAAAAGTGTGGTTGTGAAAAGAACCCTTTGGGAAACCATTATGTAGGAGGACATTTGCAGTGTGCTTGTGGAAAAAACATAGATGAGTGTTGCCAAGGAGAGGTTGCTAATGAGTTGAGTGATTAGTTTATAATGGATAGTGGTTTAGAGTATGTTCCTGAGGAACATTTGAAGAAGTTTGCTACGTTATTGGACCGTGCGAGTTATTTGAGTAAGACTGAAGCTGCGCAGAATGATTTTATGACGTATTGTAAAATGGTTTGGCCTGAGTTTGTGAATGGTCGCCACCATGGAATTATGGCTGAGAAGTTTAATCGTTTGGCTACTGGTGATTTAAAGCGTTTAATTGTGAATATGCCCCCCCGACATACGAAGAGTGAGTTTGGAAGTTATTTGCTGCCTTCGTGGTTGATGGGTAAGAGGCCTACGTTGAAGATAATGCAGACTACGCATACTGCGGAGTTGGCGTTTAGGTTTGGACGTAAGACGAGAAACCTGATGAATTCGCAGGAGTACCGTGGAATATTTGATGTGGAGTTGCGAGCGGATAGCCAAGCTGCTGGAAGATGGGAAACTTCTAAGGGTGGTGAATATTTTGCGGCTGGAGTTGGTGGAGCGGTGACGGGCCGTGGTGCGGATTTGTTAATTATTGATGACCCCCATTCCGAGCAAGATGCTTTGTCCCCTACTGCGTTGGAACATGCGTATGAGTGGTATACTTCTGGGCCACGTCAAAGGTTACAGC